TTTTTTTTTTTGGACGACAAAACAAAACCGTACATCGGAAACATTCGTGATCAAATCACACTAGAATCTCCTGCATTGTTTTGGTCCTCCGTACCAAACCTTTAGACCATATATCTACGTAATAACGTGAGCAACTCACACTTTATATTAACTTACATTATGGGGGTATAACCACCCTGAAATGAAATACAAATATAACATTACAATAGCATGCTTCTACGTTTAAGTACTACGTGGGGCCGACCGGGGATCTCTCCTTTACTGCATTGAGTTCATTCCTAAAAAGGAATGTGTGTTTTGTGTGACATCTCGTGCAGTGTGCCTCTCGGTATCCTCACTGGCTGTGGCAATGTTTCCATCAAGTCCAAACAACTTGGTATTCACATTGCTGAGAGCTGCTGCTTTCATCTGTGCAACTGCTTCTTTAGCACGATCTGGAGTTTTGGATGTGATTTCATAAAAATCAAAAGCAAAACGTGCTAAGCTTTTGTCTCTCAAATTTCTGAGTAGACCATATCTGGGCATATATGGGCCTTCCATGTTTCTCATTTCAATGTAGGCCTCGGCAGCATCTGAGAAATGATGCATAATTTGTCTAAGCGTTGGTTTAGCATTTTCAACAATGGGTTTGAGAGGATATTCAACTTGTTCTTCCCCATCCATCATAACCCAAGTTCCATTGATATTCGGCGATGTACCATTCTCAAGACACCAAACCATGAATCCATTCATCAGGACTTTCATTTGACCATCATCGACTTCATATTCCATCTTAATCGCATTGTACCACATTTCAAACTGTGTTCTAGTTGCTCGTGTATTAGACAAGTCAACTTGCTGTGGTTTGTATTCTATGAGATGCTCAATGCTCAAAATTGATTGTCCTTTAACAGTTGGAAGATTCATCTTTTGGGATATTCGTTTAAGTCGCGGCACTCCAATTCCTTTTGAACCTACATTCACATCCTTGTCTTTTGCTGGCACTAAGGCTGTGCTGTAAGATGTACCAGATTCATCTTTTGTTTGCTTATCTTTCTTTTTGCTTGAATCTGACCCAGCATCGACAGTGTCCCCTTTTGTTGTGTTGGACTGTAGGGAAACGCTTTCAAAACTTTCTTCATCAGAGAAATCCAGAACATCCAAATATCGCTGTAGCTCTTGATAATCCGCGTCTTTATCAATGTACAATTTCCTGAGAGCTGTTTCAGCTATATAAGGTGTTTTACCATCCTTTGATAATGTTTTAAACTCCTCTTTAGAAACGAGCCATAGGTAGAATTTCCTGATTTCCTTAAGAAGTTCAGTGTGACCCCAGGCTTCAATCATGGCTGCACAGATTGCCTCAGTTCTATGCATTATCTCCTTGCTTCGATCCCATTCCAAAATTGAGACAATTCGTTCCATTTCAAGCTTTGGAATGTATGTTCCTTCGACTTCCATTGCCTGGTGAGACATAAACCACAAGTCCTCACGCTTCTTGCTTCTTTCATCAAAGTTGTAATTCAAACCGAGTTCTTTGAATGAACTTTGTAGTGTGTCAAGTAAACCAATATCTTGCTCACGAACTGATAAGATTATATCGTCGCCGTTTGCAAAGAAAACTAGTCTTTCCTCAATATCTTCACTACTCCATCCATATTTGAAACATGAGTAATACATCGAAATAACAACCATAAGGGTGTTATCAACAACTGTTGATGGCTGCCCGCTATTATTCCC